ATTGAGACCTGCGCCGAACGCGGGCGGGTCGTGGGTAGGGTCCGGATCGGGTTAGCGGCCATAATGCTACTTCCCCAAGCGCACGTTGAGCCATCAGTATCGGCCCGGCTGGGATGTTCTCAGTGACGCGCTAGGGGCATGGAAAAGGGCGACGCCCGTAAGACGCCGCCCTTCCCAAATCCACCGGGCCTGGACTAGGCCAGGGTGGTGCGCTTCACCCAGAAATACTGGCCCGTCGCAGCGCCACCGGTGACATTGGCGGTCCAGCCGGCAGAACCGGAATCCGTCGAGGCGGACCCGGACGTGCCGATGATGCAGGTGGTGATCGAACCAATGGCCTCGGAGGCCTTGACGTAGAGATAGACGTGGCCGTCGTTGCCGTTCAGTCGAGTGTTGGCAGCGAAAGCCGGGGTCGACGCCTTCGAGTTGAGGACGACGCCGAGAGTGGGGGTGGTGGAAAACACCGTAGTGGAAGCAGCCATAATTCAGACCCTCCTTAGGTCTGTTGGGCCGATCCGAAGACCGGCCCTGTTGAAGACCTAGGCGGTCTGGAAGATGACGCCTTGCAGCTCGCGGTTGGACGCCGTCATGTTGCCCATCCAGATGATGAGCTGCACGGTGGCGTCCTGGTTGATCGACTGGACCTTGTCCAGCGGGACCATGTTCCGCTCGCGGTGGGGCTGCCAGTAGATGTAGTCGGTGTTGAGGAAGTACATGTGGTTCGTCGGGCAACCGCCGCCGATGCCGCCGTCCGCAACCACGTCGGCGCCCATGTACTGGAGCGACGTGAAGCCGGCGTCGGCCATGTCCTTCGAGGTGATGCGCTGGATGGCCTGGAGCGACTGCCAGTAGAACTGGTAGTAGTTCGTGTCGGCCATGATCAGATCGACCTTGTCCGATTGACGCATCGTCCGCATGTACATGGTGTTCATGCAGCGCTGGATGTTGGTCGAGGACGCAGCCGATCCAATCTCGGTCGTGGTCTGGAAGGTCTGGTTGCGCCAGAACGTGTAGGTGCCCTGGTTGATGCCGCCCACGGTGCCGGAGGTGACGGTGTCGGCCACCAGCAGTTGGAGGCCGCCGATCTGCTTGCCGGACGACGCGGTGCCATCCGAGTACATGTCGGACGACAGGTTGTTCTGCATCGTCTTCTCAGCGACCTCGATGCGAGATTCGAGGAGGTCGAGGATGGCGTCAGGACCGGAGTTCTGCATCTGCTCCAGGCCGCTGATGGTCACGGCGACGGAGGCTTGCTTCCAGTCGAACTCAGCCGCCGAGATGACGTCCGAGGGCGCCACGTTCAGCAGTTCGTAACCGGAATAGCGCTGGAAGGTGCTGTTCTCGGCGTAGGCGAGCTCACGAACGATGGTGCGACCGCCAGAGACGGGCTTCACCTTGCCGCGCTTGCTGAGACGCATCAGCAGCGCGTTGTTCTTGCTCATGTTGTCGGCGATCACCCCACTGCGGTTACGCAGGGTGGTGGTGACGATATCTGAAAGGCCGGGAAAGGCCATCTGTCAGCTCCTCGCCCCTGTTGGGGGCATAGCCGATCAGACCTGGGCGCCGTGCTCCTGCGCGGCGTTCAAGAGGTCTGCTCGGAGGTTTCCGGAGGAGCCGGCCCGTGGCGCTTGTGCGCCTGGTGCGGGGGCTCCGGTGACAGACCCGGATGCGGCTTTCGCCTGAGTGGCCTTCGTTCGCGCGGCTTCTTCGGTCGCCTTCTTCGCGTTATCCAGCGCCGTCTGCTTTTGCAGGAGGCCCCGAATTTCCGGATTGGCCCAGACCGCCTTGTCGTAAGCTTCAGACAGGGTTTGAGCCTGTCCGGTTTGCAGGAACGCCGCGACTTCGTTCTTCACGTTTTCGAAGTAGCGATTTTCCGGCTTGCTCGCGAAATCGGCGATTTCGGCTTGTGCGGATGCGAGTTGGGCGGCCTCAGCGCTTTGCGTCTGCTGCGACCACTGTTGTTCCAAGGTCTGGAACCGCTGCAAGACAGGCGCGAGGTGTTGGGACAGGGCGGCGTTCAGGTCCGGCGTCTCGGGGACCTGCGCGTATTGCGCGCCCTGAGGAACCGGCTGGCCGATCATCTGCCCGACATGCTGCACAAGCTGCTGCGGGGAATAGCCGTACGAGCGAGCGATCTGGAGAATGCCGTCGACAGGGTTGCGTTCGAGGATGCTCTGGGCTGCAAGCAGCGTCTGAACACCAGCGAACTCGTCCAAGCCAGCGATGGCCCACTTCTCCCGATGAGGCCCGAGGATCTCGTCAAAGCGGTTTAGCCGCTCACCCTTCTTGCCCCACTCGGCCTTGGCGGTCTGGACGGAATCCTCAAGCTTGGAGAAGGCGTTTTGCACCTCCGGCTTGAGTTCCGACCATTGCGCCTTTACGGCTGCGGGCAAGGACGGCGGAATACGGATCGCCTCGGCTTGAGGTTCCGGTTCAGCCGGCTGCGCGGTATTGGTTTCGGCCTCTGGCGCTTGCGCCTCCGCCTTCGGAGCGAACCGGCCCGACTCGTCGCGATCACGCGCGCCGGGGGCTTTATCCGCTTCGGTGTTGTCGTTCGGGGCCGCTTCCGCCTGGATGGGCTCGGCGGGCGTCTCAGGAGCCGCGACAGGGGCGGTGACGATCTCAGCGGGCTCATCGCCGCCAATATCCGCAAAGGCCGCCTGGAGGCTGTCTCTGACGCTAATGCTCTCACTCATATCGGCTTCCCCAATCAGCCTCGAAGTTGGTTGTAGGCTTGGCGCAAGGCCTCACGGGGCGATGAAAGCGGGGTGGGTCGGCTCTCGACCCTTGAATTCCCCACTTCGATCATCCCGCGCGCCTTCAAGTCGGCGCGATATCGGCTCTTGCTGTCGTACATCTTCCGGTCCGCCATCGAGCGGATAGGGTCCATGGTGTCGGACTGGACGTAGAACCCCGCGTCCTGACCGCCGTGCAGCGGTTCGGCCAGGTGCTTTTCGATCACCTGACCATCACGGAACACAAAGGTTTCTCTCGCCATGGTCACATGATGACGGAGGCGGGGCCTTACTCAGCGAGACGCTATCTCTGGCGTCGGGTCCTGAGCTTCGGCGTCGCGGCGGGGGTACTGAATCCGGTCGTCCCCAACTGTCCAGCCACTCCGGCCATGCTCCACCTTGCAGAGCGCGTAACCGACCTCATAGGCAGTGTTGAAATTGTCGTATTCGCCATGTTGGCTGACGCTGGCGTTTTCGCCCGCCTTCTCGTAGCGCGTCACAATCCAGCGAGTGACGGGGCGCACGCGATATTCAATCCGGTCCATCTTGAGCCTTTCGACCCCCGCGAGGGCCAGCAGCGTCGACCACTTGTCGACGCCCGTAGGATCACGCCATCGGACAGGTTCTCAGCGGTCAGCGAACGCCCAGACGTTGGGCCAGGTCGCCAAGACCGGACATCGCGTTACCGGGAGCCGCCATGATGTTTTGGCCCATCTGCTGCACCCCGTGGGCCATGTAGCTCTGGCCAGGGTTGGCGGTCTCGAACGCCTTGCGGGCCTCCGCAACCTTCTGCATCTGGGCGAGGTCCGGCGCCTGGCCCTGCGGCTGCATCGAGGCGTCGGAGCCCATGGATTGCAGGGCTTGGGCGAGGTATTGGGAGCGTTCCATGGCGGTCGCCTTAGCTGGTGATTTCGACGGCGTCGGATGTGCCGCTGGAGGCCGTTTCGCGGGTCATGTCAGGCCCCGATTTCAGTCATGTAGGCTTGCAGGGCGTCTTGCAGAATGACGGCTTGTCCGCTCGAAAGCGACTTGCCGAAGTGGGCCGCGCTGACCTGGGCGTCAGTGAATGACCCGGCGGACCCCGCATTGTCACGTTCAGCCAGGATGAAGAAGGGGCCGAAACTCGTAACCGCTAGAGACGCCTCCGCGTTTGACCCAAGCGAAACCGCGCTGCGGTAAGCGTCGTATGCAGTCCCAGACGAACGGCTGACCAAGAAGCTTCCCGACCGCCCCCCTCCCCAGCTTTTCGACGCCGAAAATAGCCCGTCTTTTGTGATGGCGCCCGCGATTTGGAATGCGGCGTTACCGGCCCCCACATTGCTGACGCCAACCTCTACACCGGTCGTTCCCGCCGTCCTCACAAACCGACCGAACGAGTGATCGTCCTGGGCGAACTGGTCGTCACCGGGGCCGTATCCCGTATCGAGATACGCGCTTGAGGCGTTTCCGGTATAGCCCTCGTCTGCCGTGAATGATGCGCCATTGTTGGTGGCGGTGTAGCTCGCGCTTTTCCAATTCAGAAGCGCAGCCTGGCTATCGGCGGCGGCGAACACATACAGCGCGTCGAGATCCCCCCACACGCCGCCGATGATCAGGGTGGAAATGAGGTTGTTGATCGCCACCTGCCGCAACGGCGTCGGGGGCGTAGTCATGCGGACGAACAACGATTGGGAAGCCGCCGTGCAACTACCGAACAGCGACCCCATCATCAAGCGGCGCATCATGCCATCTGCACCCCGAAGACCGCGCCATAAACCGTGGTTCCGCCATCATCGGTCACAAAACCGATCAGCGACACGCCATCTCCGAGCACCGGTTCCGCGCCAGCCGTCCACTTCACCGCAGCAGGCCACGTCGGGATTGCCCCCGATGACGTGGTGAGCTTCAACATGAAGCCCTGAGCCTTGGACGACGTCCAGCTTGAGAACGTAAACGTCGAGTTGGTGGAGATGGACTTGGTGAACCACTCGCCCGAGCTCGCGTCGATATCCAAAGCGGCCAGCGCCTGGGGGTTGCCCTTCACTGAGCCGCTCAGCGTCATTCCGCCGGATATGGTCGGCGATGTTGATGCCGCAGCTCCGATATTGGTTCTGGCCGTCGCAGCGTTGGCGACCTCGGAGAAATTGTTGGCGACCTGGAATAGAGCGGCAGACGCCAGGGTCGCAACGCTACCCAGCCCCAGGTTCGCCCGCGCCGAAGACGCTGAGGCCAGGTCGGAGAGGTTGTTGGAAACCTTGAGGAAGGTAGACGCGAGCGCGGTGGCGATCAGACTGTTGAACGTCAGCCACGTCAATTTCTTCAGCGGCCCGCCAGCCGGATAGATCGCCAGAAGGTCTGTATCAGCCGCCGTGGTCGCTGACGTGAGCTGGGAATAGTCTTTGTCCGCCATGCTCGCAGACTAAGTCGACGGCGGGGTTTCTCAGTGGGTCGCGACCGCTTGGCTAGACCCGATCCACCTTCGGCTGAAGCAGCGTCTCCACCGCCTCGTTGAACGTCATCTGCGTAATCCCCCTCACCTCTCCGGGCGGGGGTTGTTCCGGCGGGACGATAGCCGGATGGGCCATGGCGATGGCGCGGCCCATGATGGCGGCCATGTCGACCTCTTCGTCATGCTTGCCGGCGGGGAATTTGACGTACTGCTCGATGATCTCGTCACCCTCCGGCCCCTCAGGAATCCACACCTGACCCATGGCGGCCATACCCTGGAAAGACTGCGCCTTGGCGGACTTGTCGCTGCCGTGGGGGCTCATGGGTTCGATGCGGGTTCTTACGCCCTCGGTGCGCATCTGGCGCTGGATGAAGGGAGCGGCGGTCTTCCAGTTGTTGTCATCCTCCGGGAACCAGGCGAAGGGCTCGTATCGCCGGATATAGCCCTCTACCAGCACGGGCCTAGGGTCGCGCGTCGGCCCCGTCACCAGATTTCCGACGATGCGGTCAGCGGTCACGTCCATAGTGGCGCGGTGAATGAAGCCGTCTAGCAGGTAGAGGTCGTTCGAGGCCGCCACGCCCCAGACCCGGCAACCTGATGGGTCGCTCGTCTCGCTATCGGTCGGGGCGTGGTCGCTGGTGAGGTACTTGCGAAGGTGGACAGGTTCGGAGCCTGGGCGATAGCGCTTGAACCACCCACGCTGGAAGAACGTCCCCTCCCCCGGTGATGGGCTCTGCTGAAAGAGGGCTGACCATGTGCGGGAGTTACTGCGGAACGAACGCCAGTGGTCCGGCGTGAACCACTCCGACCAGAGCATCTCTCCGCGCTTGCGGCCCAGCGGGTCATCGTCTCGGTTGGCCTCGGCGGGAATGCAAAGCACCTCCCACACCTCACCATCCCGACACAGGATCGGACCGCTTTCGCCGTCATAGCTCTCGGGCAGGATGGACCCGGCCAGATCATCGGCGTGCCAGCGGGTTTGGATGATGACGATCCAGCCCCCAGGCTTCAGGCGCGTCTTGATGCTGTCGTCGTACTCTGCCTTGGTGCGCTCGCGGATCGTCTCGGAGTCGGCATCCTGGCGGCCCTTGATCGGGTCATCAATGACGATCCCATCGGCCCGGTTGCCGGTGATCCCCGAAAGGATACCGCCGCCCATGAACTCGTTGCCGTTGTCCAGCGCCCACTCGTCGGCGGCCTTCTGGTCATCAGCCAAGCCGGTTCCGAAGATGTCGCGATAGACCGGCTGCTTGACGATGGACCGCATCCGCCGTCCAATCTTCCGGGCCAGGTCTGAGGCGTAGGTCGCGACGATGACATTCCGGCGCCGCTTCTTGCCCATGAACCAGGCGGGGAAGACCACTGAGGCGTAGGTGCTGTTATGGGTCGGGGTCATGGACCTCCCGCACAGGAAGAGGTGCGAGGGCGAGTCCACTTCGATGCACACGGTGTCAGCCTGACCAGCGGGCTCGACCTCGATGTAGGTGTTCGGCGTGCGGGTTTGGTCGCGCGTCAGCAAGGCCTTGCGGGGCAGCCTGGCGGAGTCGGCCAGGTAGAAGCCCACCCTGTAGACCGGCCCATGATCGACGCCGTTGAGTGTGGCGCGGCTCTCCGACCAGCCCGCCTTAACGCCCAGCGAGCGCACGATCTCGCGGACCCCCTCAGCGAGGTCGCGGTTCGTGCTGCAAAACGTCGTGCAGCCACGGTCCCGGCACACCGTACCGTCAGTGTCGATCAATCCTTGCAGAAGCTCTAGGCGCTGCTGGCGCGAGGCGCGGCGGTAAAGCGCTGGAATGTATTTCCGCCCGATAGTCCCATGGTGCGGATCGTTTAGCAGTCCCAGCGAAACGAAGCGGTCTCGCACGCCGATCACACGAAACAGCGTTTCGACCGTCGTGTCTCGGGTCTCGAACCCTCGGCGCTCTAACTCAGCGCGAAGCCACGGCTGGTCCTCAACGGAAGAGGTGATGGCAAGCGTAGCCGACGTGCCGTCGCCCAGCCAGACGCCGAGGAGGTACGGATCAATAGGCAACTCGATGGCCGGGAGATCCAAAGCGCCGGCCCGCTCGATCATGGGACGTTTGGTGCGGCGACGATGAAGCTCGTGCGTTTCCTTGATCTTGAATTGCGAGGCAGGATCATCGCGATTGGCCAGAGGAGGCCTCCCCCGTCCGGACCAGATGGTTGCCTTGCGTGGCTTCCCACACAACCGCACACGCCACTCGTGGTCTCGGTCAGCGATGATCTCATCGCCGCAATCCGTCCTCACGGCGTAAACAGGCCGGTCCCTCCAAACGGGACTGACCCAGGTCACGTTGCAGGGGGCGCCCGTGTCCCCGAACACCCGGTCCCCGACCTTCAGGTCCCCCATGCGACGCCAGCCGTCCGGCGTGGGAATGGGCGTGTCGAGGGCAAGGGCTTTCGCGCTGCCGGGCGGCATGAAGACCATGAGCCTGCGGATCTCGCCGCGCTCAACAGCCTCCAGCTTGTCGTTCAGAACGCGATGATGAAGCGCCTGGGGCTGCTCAATGGGTGGGAAATCTGTTTCCTCGACGTCTGCGTCCTCATCGACCGGAGCGCCGGGGATTTCGATCATCCCGCAGAAGTCGTGGAGGCTGTCACGGGCGTCTGCGCAGTTCAGCGCGCGCCAGGCGGCCTTAGGGTCCGCAGCGATCTGGTCGGCTAGCGAGCCATCAGGCATTCCAAGCCAACGCTTCCGGAATGAACGCCCAGGCGGTCGGGCGCAGGGAATCGCTCTCACAGGAGGCCGGGTGCGGCATCCAGAACTGCTCACTCCGGATGATCTGCATCATGGCTGTGCAAATTCCCTCCCCAGGATCGTTGACCAGGACAACCACGCCCTCCGGGGCGTCGGCCAGGGTCTTACTGTTGGCAACCATCAGGCCTTCTCCTCCATCGCCACCCTGAGCGCCTCGCGGAGCGCGTCGCGCTTAGCCTTAGGCAGGCCGCCAACCTTATCGGTCAGGCTGTGCGTCTGGATAGGACCGCCGCCCGGACCTGACGCCTCAACGCGCTCTCGGTACGGCTCTGCGGGGAACCGGCCACTCATGGCCTTGCCCCAAAGTGCGGCGTTGAAAGCCGATCCCTTATCGAGGCCGCCACGCGACTGGCGCTCCCACCACGCCAAGCTGAGGTCATGCGCACGAGAGACTGCGTCGGAAAATGACGCGTGTAATTTCGCCCACTCGTTCAGCGTATCCCGAGAGATATCGAGTTCCGCCGCGATCTCAGCCCGTCCCATCCCCTCTCGACCGCACTCCACGACCTTGTCGCACATGGCGGGATCGTACTTGGTGGGCCTGCCTACGGGACGCTTTGCTTCAGCCATTGCCAGACTCTCTCACAGCCGCCTCCTGCCGCTGCGTCCACAGCGCATCGTGACGAGCTCCCAACGCGGAGACAACCTGGGCGGCGTAGTCTTCCTCTCCCTTTGAGAGGGCCAGGGCGATCTCTGGCATCACCTTCACGGTGATTTCGTGGAAAGCTTCGAGATATTCGGGGTGGGTCATGGTGATCTAGGTTGCCACCAGATGGGGCTTTCTCAGTGGTTGGCTGGGCTTTTCGGGAGGCGGCAGCATCGCTTGCGCCTCTGGCCCGATGATCTCGACCACATCCCCTGGAACCGCGACCTCGGGTCCGTGTCGCAGGAGAACCACGGCCATCGCCTTCAGGGCTTGTCGGCACTCCTCGACGCCGATCTCGGTCAGGGCGTAGCCGGTGTCGTCCAGTTGCCCGCCGCTATCGAGGCTCTCGGGCTCCATGATCTCTCGAAGCACCCTGACGCGCTCATAGACGACCTGGCGCTTGGGTGGCCGGTGGGAGTTCAGGAGGGCCTGCATCTTCCGCGTGGTGACGCTCTCGTTGGGGCGCTCGTACAGCAGGATGAGGATATCAGCGTGTTCGACACTGACGCCGAAATACTCACAGAACGCTGCGCGGAGCAGCTCCTTGGAGATCCCATGAATCCAGCGGGTCATAGTTGCGATGCGTCCCCGATAACCTCTTGAGAGGTATACTGATTTGGCCAATACCTAGAGCAGTTTCGTCACCCTCCGATGTGGAAGAAACCGCAATGGC